TTTACACTTCATACTTTCTAAGGATGGCTATCAATGCCATTCATGTAAGAAACGTTTTCATAAAAAGGATTTGGAAATTAAGGGATGGCATTTCAAGGAATGGGTCTGTCCCAATTGTAAACATATTAATTACACTTATGATGAAGAAGATTAAAGAATGGTTTAAGTCGTTTAAGTCTCTTGTTGTGGGAGAGGTACATAATCCTAAACATGTATTCAACTGTAGAGATTTGATATGGATATCAAACTTGGAAACTTCTCAAAATACCCCCGAATGTTTTACTCATTTCTTTTGTTTGTACTGGAGTAATGGTATGGTAGTCAAAGTATGTCAAGAGAGCTATGATAGAAATTCATACCAAGAATTATATAAACTCAGGGAACTATTTATAAATAACATCGGTTATTCCTATGTTCCTATAGAAGATAACAGTGAAATATACATTTTATAAACGTAAAAAAGATATATAATGGCTAAGAAAAAGAAACAACTTCCTGACTTATCGAAGCAAGATATCCTTACTCCCATAGATGTTAGTACTCTGGGAACTAATGGAGACCCTTGCTTCGGTATTGGGTATGACCTATCAACTAAAGAGTGTAAGCTATGCGGAGACTCAGAGCTATGTGCATTCAAGATGTCTCAGAACTTGAATATCACAAGGAAAGAGCTAGAACAGAAGAATCAATACAAGGATTTGGATGTATTAGAAGATACGGTTGGTATCAAGAAATACATCCGAGGCTTGATTCGGAAAGGGAAAGACAAAAAAGAAGTTATTACCAAAACTGTTGAGAAATTCGAAGTACCCAGAAAACGTATTAGAGAACTTTATAAAGAGTGTACTAAATAATGAAACCAATAGGGATGATATGGGCTATGTTCAAGGTATACCTTAACAACCCAAACTATTTTGTAAAGCAAGAAGATGTACTTGCTAACCTTTGTATAGAAGGTTCTACCGATGTAATCAGAATGTGTAATTCATTGGGAGTACATGTTTCTAGACCCGAGAAATTAACCTTTGGACAACTTTTACATAAATGCAATATATTATGAACAGATTCAGATTTATCAAAGTAAGGGAGGTAGTATCTCCCAACAGAGCAAACCCCAATGATGCTGGGTTAGATTTTTATGTACCAACCAACCTGACTTCAGAGGATATCCATTCTAAGAATGGGTTCGATTCAGGAGGGTATGATTTGGATATACCCTTTAGTGAACATTTCGTAAGGCATATAGCTTTACAACCTGGGCATAGGATACTTATCCCATCGGGTATCAAAGGTTTGTTAGAACCGCCTGCATCTATGCTAATGGCAGCAAACAAATCTGGTATAGCTACTAAGAAAGGATTAATCTTTACTGCCGAGATAGTAGATTCTCCCTATGTTGGAGAGATACACATTGGAGTATACAACACTTCTCAAGAAGCCCAGGTTATTGAGGCTGGCCAGAAGCTGGTTCAATTTATTCATGTGCCAATATATATCACTGAGCCAGAAGAGATTCAACAAGAGGAATTTTATACTGAATCCCAGATGTGGGGAAGTAGAGGAGGGAATGGTTTTGGTTCATCAGGAAGTAAATAATCATGGACATCAGGAATATAAATGAACAAGTGCCTCAGGTAGAAGAAACTGAGGCACGGATATTACAAGAAATGTATGTTCTTGGGATAGAGCAATTCTCTGGGTATAAATCCATAGAAAAGCTACCAGATTACCCATTAGATATAAATAATCCAAAGAGCCAAGTTATTCTAAAGGATTTTATTGGTAGAGTTATTGAAGAGTTAACTGAAGGATTCGAATCTACCGATGAAGTAGTATCTATATATCGTGATTATGGATGGAATAATGATTGTTTAACCTCAGAGGAATATACTCAGGTATTAAATCATCTAGCAAATGCAAATGAAGAACAAGCAGATGCTTTGGGATTCTTCTTTACTTTGCTTTTATATTCTAATATATTGCCAGAAGATATATTAAAATACCAAGATGCAAAGAGTTTATTTGAGGTAATGGCAATTGGAGTCAAAAACCTACTCATCAAGTACCCAGATCATCGAAGTGTAAGGAAATACCCTATACTAAGTCCAACTGATTGGGCAAGAGAAGATAGAGAAGAATATGATAAGATAGTTTCTTATACCCCAGGTTTTCATGAAATGAGCGAGATATCTCATGAAAATGAGAAGCTATATTTATGGGAAGTAATATATGAACTTAATAAAGCAAGGAACTTCCTTAAATGTAGACCCTGGAAACAAACTCAAGTGATGACCAAAGAAATAGATTTTCAGGAATCTTTGGTAAAGTCATTCTATCTCTATATGGGATTTTTAGCCATGAATGGGTTTACTCCTTGTGGATTATTTAGTTTATTCTTTAAAAAACAACGTCTCAATTTATGGAGACAAAATACTAATTACTAGCATGTCAGGATGGAACCATAAATTAGAGGGACTTCAACTTAATCCGGAGGAGTCCCTCCATTCGTTAGAATTTGCTACTTCACAAGAGGCATGGGAAAAACTCAATGAGGGATTCCTAAGATTAGAGCCTGCTTTATTTGCAAAGGGGGCTATTGCCAATAGTGGGGTAGCAGTAGTGTATAATGTATTTATAAAGATACGAAAAGCTTGGGTAGACCCAGAATTTGATTATGGGCGGTGTTTCAATTATAAAGAAACTAAGTGGACTAGCTTATTGAATAACTACATAGACTTTAATAAGCTTGACTTGTTGCGTAGTAAACTGAGAGTACTGAGAAATAAGTACAATCAGAATTACAATATAACCTATATGTTTAACAATCATCATGATAACGGAAAGCAATGTCTAATAGCAGCGACTTTTTCAAAACGATTCGGGGAGGACATCCCAGTTATTACAATGGTAGTTCGGGCTTCGGAGATTACCAAGAGGTTAATATTCGATTTCCTATTAATTCAACGAATGTCAGAGTACGTATATGGTCCGGATCAGTCAGTACAAATCAACCTATTCGCGACTCAAATGTACGGAAATGTGGAGACACTTCTAATGTATCATACCCATAAGCCATTGAAGAAGGTACTTAAGGGGGCAGAAGAGAATGCTTGGAATAAGAGAATAAAAGAAATATGGAAGAAATTCCAAAAGGGTACAGAGAAGGAATTCTCTTCATTCAAGGTATTCTTTAGAAGTTTTAAAGTGCTCAGACCAGATTTATATGAAGAAACATATAAATCAATGAAAGCAAAAGAATTACTTCTTGAATACGAAGATATTGAATATCCCGAGAATGTAATTTCTTACTCTCAACGTAAAGCCTATAAGAAGAAACTTTTAAAACAAAAGAACAACAATGGAAGCTAGGGAATTTTTAAATCAGAAGCGGATAGGATTAGTAAACAAATTCTATTACCAAGTTTTAGAGATTAAAAAGAACGGTGCAGAACCAGATATACCCTTGTTAATGAAAGAGGTAGAGGATTTCGATGATTTTGTATTTCGCTACTGGCATATGACCTGGGTTAATTCTACAATGTCATACAGTTAAATATTTATATAATATGAGGATATATTCTAACAGTTTTGAGTTAATGTCCGAAATGGGCAGAGAACTCAACAGTTATGGTCAACTTGTAAAACCAAAGACCTATCAAAATAAAGTCATTGAAGGTAATGAGGATTTTATTACTAAAGAACTCATTTGCCAACAATATTGCTTAACTTCATTGGGAGACCCGGTATGGTTATTCGTATTCTCTCATTCAAGAGAATGGGCAGATGCTGAGTTCCAAGAAAGGATTGATACCTCTGATATAATTAATCCAGGTAAAGCTTGGGAATTAAGAAAAGATTTATGGGAACAGTTCTTGGTAAATGGTAAATTTGATTATACCTATAATGAGAGAATCATCCATGTTATTAAACCATTGATAAGATTACTGAAGGACGATAATGACACTCGTAAAGCAGTATTACCAATATTCAATGGTGATATGGACGGATTAGATACCGATTGGTATGATGGTAGTAGACGTATACCCTGCTCTATGTATTATGACTTCCTTATCCGTCAGAATGGTAAAGGAGAAAAGGTATTACACATTTGCTATCACCAAAGAAGTTCGGACTTCGCCCAACATTTTGGTAACGATATATATTTAGCTTGGCGTCTAATGGAGTATGTAGCTAAAGAGGTCGGAGTAAAGCCTGGGTATTTGTATCACACAATTGATTCTCTCCATGCTTATAAGAAAGATTGGACAGCATTAGCTTCTAATCTGGAAGACTTACAAGAGAAATACTAATAATGAGGGATGTATCTACTACTGGTGGGTATGTCCCTTTTTCTATTTTTAAAATATGGAGACACGGTATACAATAATAAAAAACAAGAGGGAGCTTAAGAAACTTATTGATTGTTGTAAAGCTACGGGTTATGCTTGCTGTGACTACGAAACAAATGCAGAACCTATATATAATAAGGGTTTTAAGCCAACCATACTTTCAGTATCCTGGATGCCAGGGTTTGGTGCTTCTATCCCTCTAGACCATTTCGAAACAAAAGATTATACATCTCCAGGGTGGAATTGGAAAAAGATGCTAAGGAAATTTGGGGAAGAGGTAATTGAGAATTATGAGATAACCAAGGTTGCATGGAACTGGAAATTTGATGACCAGATAAACCAGAAATATCAAATATTCTATAGAGGTACTTGTTTAGATGGTATGCTTGCAAAATATCTACTAAACGAGGAAAAACCTAATGATTTAAAATCAATGGTAAGAAGGTATTTACCAGAGTATGGTAATTATGAGAAGCAAGATGCTTTCGATAAAATACCTTGGGATAAAAAAGAGTTAGACCCACTTTGCCATTATGGATGTCAAGATACGGATTATACTCTTAGGTTAATGATATTCTTTGAAAAGAAGCTGATTGACCTTGGTTTGTACAGTACCTTCAGGAATTTAATTATGTCTGCATCAAGGGTACTCACTTCAGTAGAGAAGAATGGTTTGTATCTAGATAGAGAGTTCAATAATCAACTACTGGAAACATATAAACCAAAAATAGATGCGGCTAGACAAGCTATATATGATTTGCCAAGAGTAAAGAAATTCGAAAAGAAGTATAACCAAGAAAAGATTGATAAATATATTCAATCTATCGAAGCTGAACTTGAGGAGCTAGATTATAATGATCCAAAAGATAAACGAAAGATTGTATCAAGGGAACAGAAAATCTCAAATATCAAGGCTGGTATATTCACAACTAAAAAGGAACAAGAATTGATAAGACCTATCAATTTGGGTAGTCCAGTTGATTTACCTGCATTGATGTATTCGGAAGAAGGTTTTCATTTTGAGGTAATTAAGAATAATGAATCCGGTAAACCAAGTACAGATGAAGAGACTCTTACTAATCTAAGGTTAACCGTTAAAAAACCAGATTCACCTAAGGCAATTTTCCTTGATAGGCTTCTTGAATTACGAGGTTTAGAGAAGATGTATAAAACCTATATAGAGGGTTGGAATGAAAAAGTTCAAGATGATGATAGATTACATGGAAGATTTCTTATTCATGGGACTACAAGTGGAAGATTATCCTCTGCAGAACCCAATGCTCAACAAATTCCCAAGACATCCGTAGACCCCAATATTAAATTACAATTAAAAGCTCCTAAAGGAACCTTATATATTGCTAGTGATTTTAGCCAGGCAGAATTAAGAATTATGGCTCATCTATCGGGAGATGAAACTTATCTTAATGCTTTTAACTCTGGTCAGGACCCTCACTTAGCAATTGCTGCTACTAAATATCATATACCCTATGAAGAAGCTCTTAAGATATATGAGGATGAAAATCATCCAGAACATAAGATATGGAAGGTGAGAAGAAAGCAAGCTAAACAAATTGCTTTTGGACTTATTTATGGAATTGGTGCAAAATTACTAGCAGTAAAACTATCTGACCCAAAATCTGGTATTATAGTTACACCAGAAGAAGCCCAAAAGGAAATGGACATATTCTTTGGTCAACACCCCAAGTTGAAGACCTTCTTGAAGAAACAAGAGAAATTCCTTAGAAAGAATGGTCATCTGGTATCATTATTTGGGAGGAAAAGAAGATTACCCCAAATATATTCAAATGATAAGGGAGAAGAAGCTTATGCTTTGAGATTAGCATTAAATTTCCCATGTCAATCAGCAGCATCTGATATGTGTCTATTTGGAAGTATTCTCATATACTACTTAATGAGACAAGGTAAATTACCCTCTACTAAGTCTGTATGTTTGGTACATGATGCTAATTATCAGATTACTAAACCAGAGAATATTAATATTTGGAGTATATATGAGATGTGGCAAATTTATAGGAACCCATTAACTAAGCCATACTTCGGCTTTCAGATAGATGATGTCACAATGGACATGGAGTTTGTTATTGGTAGGTCAATGGCAGAAGAGTTACCTTTTATTCCGGGTTATGATTATAAGAAAATGTTAGAACCTGATTTCTCAGTAGAAGAATATATGGAAGAACATAAGAAATATAAACACATACCTATTTCAGAGTATAAGAAACGTTTTAACAAACAAATGAAGCAATATGAAAAAGATTTTGAACGGACCCACAGTATGGAGGGCTAAATGCCCAGTATGTGATTGCGAATTTGAATATGATACCAGTGAAACTTTTGGGGTTTATAATAAATCTGGAGATTATTTTAGGATAGTACAATGCCCTAATTGTAAAACTAATCTGAAGCATTCAGAATCTGTATCAACCATTATAACAGAATCGAAAAGAGAAGATACTATGTCTACATAAATAATATAAATTTATGGAATTATGGCAACACAGAAAGAGATTGATAATGCAAGCAAATTAACTGCCCTTACTTATATGGTTGCAGGGTGTTTAGGTTATTCTATCGAAAACTTACTTAAGTACTTAGATGTAGTTAATCTAAGGTTGAGTGGACAAGAAAAAATGTTACTTAACCGATTAAAGACTCAGTTATCTCAAGTACAAACTAATCTTACTACTTTAGAGGGATTAGCTTTTAAAGTAATGGCTACAGATGAGGATGGTAAACTTGCTTATGAAGATGCCACCCATATTTATTGGGCTGCATTTTTAGCATTACTAGATAGAGGTGGTACTGATAACTTATGCGACTTAAGATTAATGGCTTTGGTAGATAAGATAAGCATCTATAAATCTCTTCTTAATTTGCCCGGTATGAAACTCTCTTATCAAATGGCTTTTGCTCAAGTAACTAAAGCAATAAGCAAAGGAGAATTTAGTAAAGAAGACTTTAAAAACCTATTAGAAGTTTATGAAGACGGAACTGAAAAAACTAAAGGTTAAATTTGAAGGTAAACTTATTGAAATTGATATACAAAAGGAATTATCTATCAATGAGAATATCATTAATTCTCAGCTACGAGAATCTCCTTCTAGTTATTATGTACTTGCTTCTTTGAGAGATAAATATATAAAAGAAAGGGATGCTCTAGCAAGGGAAAAAGAAGAAGCTTATTCGAATGCCTGGTTATATTATAAGGATGCTAATGAAAGATGGAATAACGAATATGTATCTCATAAGGCAAACCTTAACAAGAAATACTCTTCTATCAATGAAAGGTATTTAAAAGCTGTAGAAAAAGCAAATAAGTTCATAACTATCTGTAAATGTTATGAGTCACGCGAAAATATATTAAGAACTATTAATGCGAACCTAAGAAAGGGTTAACCTATTGAACTATAAACAATTACTAACTTTTAAAAACAGTATTAGAATATGAATTATTCAATGACATTTATCTCATCTCTTGTAGCTGAGAAATTTAATCAAGAATTACCCGGATGCCCAACAGAAAACCGGGTACTTATTTTATCTCCCAAGGAGGTAAACCAAACTAAATCTGGTTTGATTATCCCTGAACAAGTAAAAGAGGGAGTTCCTCGTAAAGGGGTTGTAGTAAAGAGTGGGGAAATTACCGAAGAATACAAAACCTACCGAGAATTGGTTGCTGTAGGTAGAATAGTTACCTATGGTTTGTATGCAGGTAAAGAACTTGAATTCGAAACGGACAAACTATCTCCTGCTCTCAAACAACTTTTAGAGAAAAACGTTCTTACCGTATTGAGTATGAACGAAGTAGTTTACTCAGAACCGAATAATTAAAACTAATCATTATGATAAAAGACAAGAAGAAAAAGAAAGTTTCATCAGAGGGACTTTCTACAAAAGAAAAGATGCTAGCTAGAAAGAAACAGCTAGAATCCAAGGGAAATGGTAGTGGGTTAGTATATCCAAAAGAGGGAACTCTGAGGATGAGAATTAAATCTCCGGGTGATGACCAAGAATTGGGTATCGAAATTATTCAATTCTACCTGGGTGGCAATTTGGGAGGAGTTATATCTCCGGCTACTTTTGATGAACCTTGCCCATTCATGGAGAAATACCAAGAATTGAAAAACTCCAAGGATGAAGATGACAAGGAACTTGCCAAGAACCTGGTACCAAGAAGAAGATATGTTATCGGTGGTATCATTTACTCAGATGAAAAGGGTAGTAAGGTAGATTACGAAGGCAAAGATAAGGGAGTTTTAGTTCCTCGCTCAGTATACCAGGATATCATTGACCTTTACCTTGATGAAGATGAGGCAGGTGATATGACAGATCCAAAAACTGGATACGATATCAAGATAATTCGTTCCGGGTCTGGTAAACTAGATACCACTTATTCTGCTCGTGCTTGCAAACCAACTAAGTTGGACAAGAAATATCAAGGTACAATTGACCTTGAGGGGATAGTTCGTTCTCAAATCAAATCCTATGATGAGTTGGAAGATTTACTTTCACAGTATCTAAACGAAGACCATGGGGATGACGATGATGATGATAAATCCAAGAAGAAAAAGAAAAAGGGAGTTCACAAAGACCATTACATGGAAGATGATGAACCCAAGAAAAAGAAAAGAAAATACAAATCGGATATTTAAGGGTTAGTAATATGGTTTCATTCGAAGGTGGTAATTAGATTCGTTCTGTTATCACCTTCTTTAGTTTAAAGACATTACATTATGGCAAAGAAATCTAAGGTTGGTTTAAAAGTACCAACAGCAAATGAGATGGCAAAGAAATATGGAAGTATGATTAAATTAGCTTCAGAAGTTACTGATACTGATTTATATATACCATCTACTTTCTTTGCTCTGAACTACTTATTTGGTAAGGGTATTCCTTATGGTAAAATCGTAGAGATTGCTGGAGAAGAATCCTCTGGTAAATCTTTGGTGGCTTATAACTTTGCTTATGCTACTCAACAACTTGGAGGTCATGTGATATGGGTAGATGCTGAACAATCCTGGATGAATTCTTGGGCTGAAATAAATGGGGTAGACCCCGCAAGAGTAACCATTGTTAATGATACCCGTATTGAATATATTGCAGACGTAGTGGCAGACTTAGCAATATATTTACGTTCTCAATTAACTCACAATGAACCGATACTCTTAGTAATTGATTCTATTGCAGCTACAGACTGTACAGATAATATAGATGCTAAGATGGTTGATGGTAAAGCAGAAATGGGAGGTAGAGCAAAGGCTCTTTACAAATACTTCCGTATCAGAAGTGAGTTATTCTACAAGCTGGGAGTATCTCAGATTTATATTAACCAATTAAGAACTGCTTTAAATGTCGGATTTGGAAAAGATAACACAACAACTACAGGAGGTGCTGCACTCAAATTCTATGCTTCAATCAGAGCTGCTTTCTATTCGGGAAGGTCTGTTACCATCAAACAAAATGGGAAAGAAAGGAAAGCTGGAAAACTTGTCACAATTAGACTTATTAAAAATAAGGTTGCTCCTCCTAGACCTACAATTAGTAAATGCCCAGTATATTTCAACCCTAAATTCCATGAGGTTGGATTTGATAGATGCTATGCTTTAGAGGATGTATTAGTAGATACCGATGTAATCGAAAAAACTACTGGTGGGTATAAATTGAAAGGGAAAACTCTTGCAAGAGGGGAAGAGAAATTCCAAAAGCTTTTGGAAGAAGACGATGAACTTCGTAGAAAACTTTTACGGAAAGCCGGAGTAAATACCATAGGTACTACTAAAAAGCAACTGGAGAAGATAGAAACAAATATATTCCCAGTCGATGGTGTAGAATATGAAAACTATTCAGATTCAGAAGAGGAGGAGGAAGACGATGAATAAGAAAGAGGTAGAAGGTATAGAGAAAGTAATTAAAGAGTACCTTAAGAAAAATTTGAGAATGGAATCTAGGGTTAGGTATCTAGATGCTTATAGCCAACCAGAGAATTATTTAGATGTATATCTTGGAGAGGAAAAGATTCAAGAAGTTTCACTTTATGAATTAGATTTTGGACGATGAGCAAGAAAACACAATTTACAAGGTCCAAGAATAAGATAGGTAGTCTGTCTTGGACTTCTCCAATCTATACTCATGGAGAAGGTAAGTATCAGAATAAAATATTTCATGATAATATACCCGGTTACCCAGGTTATCATATATCCAAAAGAGGTAGAATATACTCCAGATGGGATGTAAATGGTAAGGGTATATTAAACAAAAGATACCACTTAAAACAGCCTCATCTAAATAAGAATGGGAGGTATATAGTAGGATTATCTCAACCAGGTATGGGTACTACCAAATGGTTATTACACCGATTAGTGGCTTTAGTTTATATACCTAATCCAGAAAATTTACCCTATGTTTGCCATAAAGATAATGTACCTACTAATAATTCAGTTAAGAACCTTTATTGGGGTACACAAAAAGATAATATGTCTCAAGCTTCTAGGGATGGGAGGATGGTAAACAAATTAAAAGGTAAATGTATCAAAGGTACAGAGATTCAAAGGTCCTATATACCCAAGTTGATAGGTATGGGGTTTACTAGAAAAGAGGTATCAGAGATAACCGGGCTGGGACATCAACTAATATCAGATTATTATATTAAATATAAAAATAAATATGAAAAATAAAAAATTAATACTATTAGTTGACGGCGAGAATATTTTACACCAAAGTTTTCACAAATTTGAAAAACTTAAATCTACCGATGGCAAACCGAGTGGGGCAATATTCGGATTTTTCAAATCTCTACATATGTATCTTACAAGGTTCGAACCGGATGAGGTTTATATTTCATTCGATAATGGTCATTCACCAGTAAGGACGAAGTTATTGCCCAATTATAAGGGACATAGAAAAAATATATCTGTAGATTATGAATCATTGCAAAAGCAAAAGGCAATTATAATGAAAATGCTGGGTATGCTAAGAATTAATTATATCTTCGATAAAAAGAAATCTACAGTATATGAAGGGGATGACTTCTTAGCATACCTTGCAATTAAAAAATTCCAATCCGAGAAAATGATACTTATATCATCGGATAAAGACTTTAACCAGTTGCTATCAAATAACCTGAGGATATATAATCCCAGAAAAGATGAGATGATAAGAATGGATAACTGCAAAGAATTATTCGGTTATCATTCTCATGAAACGGTAGAGTACCTTGCAATGGTTGGAGATACTTCCGATGATATACCAGGGTTCCCGGGTATAGGACCAGTAAAGGCAAGGAAAATACTCGATGAAGGTAGGATTGAGAAATTCATTGCTCAGAGTAAGAACAAAGAATATCTTCAAATATGGAAAAGGAATGAGCAATTGATTGACCTTTTCTGGTTTGTAAGACATAACCCTTTGAAGGAATTGCCCTTAAAAACAAAAAAGGAGTTTAAATATGAGAAATTCAAGAAAGTATGTATCGAATACTCTTTAGCATCTTTCTTGACAAATGAATTTATAAAACCATTTAAAGTATTACACCATGACTAAAAGAATAATGTTTGTAGGTCCCTCTGGGATAGGTAAAACCACTTTAGCACAATACGTGGCTAAATCACAAAACATACCTTTTGTATCAGGTAGTATGTCGGATTTATTACCGGCTATGAAAGATTTATCTCATAATGAGGTATTATCACTCGGTTCTCAGGCAATGCAAACGGCAGATTATCAACTCCTTAGTTTAAGAAACAGACTCTTTAGAGGTAAAGAGGAATTTGTTACAGATAGGAGTTATGCTGACCTGGCTGCATATTTTTGGTATAAACAATCTAGAACTATTCCGGAATGCGAATTAGAACACTTTATAGGTTGTTGTAAAGCATCAATGGAAGACCAATGTGATTTAGCAATCTTCCTTCCTCTAAACCTTTGTAATTATTCTGATTGGGCAATGGAAGATAATAAGAAGAGAATTACGAATAGATTCTTTCAGATTCAGATATCATCGTTGATGGGAGAACTTCTTGCAGATTGGGAAATACCCACTATTTGTATATCTGAGCTCGATTTAGGTATGAGAACGGAACAAATCAATTACCATTTAGATAGGATATGGGGAAAGAAGTAATAGCAATAGCCTTTTCAGATTTACATATAAATCTATGGGCTAAGTTTAATGAGAACAATCACAGGACCCTGAATAGTTTCAGGGTTTTGTCGATTATACGGAAATTATGTAGAAGGTTTAACTGTCCTGCATTATTTTGTGGAGACTTATTTCATAAGGCCGAAACAATGGACCAAGAATTAGCAGAGATATGTTATAATGAACTAATCGAAGGATTTTGGATATATGCCATATCTGGAAATCATGATATTAAGAAAATAAGTAAGGTTGGTACTAAACCCTTTAGCTGGCTTTATCAAGTAGAGAAGTATGGTATCATGATATTAGATTATGAAAAAACCCAACTATCTTCTACACATAAAGATATTATGGTATATGGGGTTCCTTATATTGATAATAACGTGGGTCTAAGTGAATACTTAAAGAAGTTAGAATTAGATAAAAGTAAAAAGAATATTCTTTTACTACACACTGATTATCCCGGTGCAAAGGATACCGATGGTAGAGAGATAGATTCCGTAGAAAACTTAAATGTAAATGTTCTCAATAAATTCGATTTAGTATTATGTGGTCATATACACAAACCTCAAAGATTATCAAAGAAGGTTTATATGATTGGGGCACCTAACCATCAAAGGAGAACCGATAGAGATTGTGAATTAGGGTATTGGAAAATCTATGAAGATTTGTCTCTGAAGTTTGTACCTTTGAAAAATTTCCCAAAGTTCATCGATGTAGAAAGGGAAGAGGATATTAATGATGATGGCAATTATTATACGGTAATCCCTCAAAAAGCTAGTACTCCAGTTAATAACAAACATAAGATTACTAAGCAACTTTCTAAGAAGTCTCTAGCAAAGAGATACCTAAGAGAGAAAGGTATTAAAGATGAGGTTAAAACTAATCTATTAATTGAAACACTTAAAAAGGCTGAATCATGTTAACGTTTTTAAATATGGACGCAGAAGGATTCTGTTCTATAGAGTCCTTACACTTACAATTAAACCCAACTTGTACCATACTTATCAAGGCACCAAATGGGAAAGGCAAATCAACTATACTATCGGCTTTGGTATGGGCAATATATGGTAAAAACTTAAAGGGTGTTTCCGAAGTAAATACTTGGAAACAAGTAAGACCGAAAGATTATAAGGGTACTAAGGTCCAAGTATACTTTCAGAAAGACTCTCATACCTATAAGATAATACGATGTCAGAAATATGAAGAAGTACTTGAGGATGGAGCAAAGGGCAAAGACCGACTCATTTTTATCAAGGATGGAGATGTAATCGATATAAAGGGTAAGAATAAGATACAAGATGCCATAAATAGGGAAATAGGCTTATCATATACTCTGTTTATGAATTCCATCATGTTTGGTCAGGGCATTAAGAGACTTATACAAGAGTCTAATTCTGATAAGAAAAAGATATTCGAAGAAGTATTTGATTTAGAGTTCTTAAACCTTGCTAAAGGCATTGCCTTGCAGGATAAAAATAACCTGGTATCTCAAATAAATGAGGTAGAGCATGAGTCTCAAATGCTTAAGAAAGAATTGGAGGCTAACAAGGAAGCTTACTTCGATATGAGAGACAGAGAAAAATCCTTCAAGCAAAAAATCAAAGAAGAAAGAAGAGAGTTAAAGCAAGATAGGGAGAAGCTAACTAAGTTACTGATTGAGAAACAAAAACAAATTAAGGATGAAGTAGATGCTTCACTTCAGATAAAGATTAATAAGCAAAATAAGTTAATCCTTGATTTAAAGGGTAAGATAAAAGAGGCTAAGAATCTATCGAATGTACCTCTCAAAAGGGTAATTAAAGAGTTAATAATACAGTTAGAAGCTGGTCACTACAAACGTGCATTGCGTGATGCTAAATCAATATATAAGGCATTTTCTGACCTTGATAAATATGATAAAGAATATCAAGAGGCTCTAGATAGGTTAGAGAAATTAAACGATGTAGACGAAAGGTATAAGAAATTAAAATCCGACTGTGATGATATTGCTTCTGACATTGCCTCTATTGATGAGGATTTGGAAAAGCTCAAACAAGAGAAACTAAAAGTAATGTCTCCTAAGTATAAACGAAAACTTAAAGAGATTAGGAAAAACTTACGAAAGGTTGATGAGGACTTTCATAATAAGGAATTAGAGTTAGAGAATTATAACTGGTTAATTAATGACCCATTGGGTAATAATGGGATTAAGGCATACTTATTCGATTCATCACTCGAGTTCTTAAATAAATGCCTCGATAAATATTCAGAGGTATTGGGATTTAGGATTGAATTTAATATAGATTTGGGCACTGCTAGAAAAGAATTTGTTACTCTTATTGAAAGAGATGGGATGATTATAGATTACGATGAACTATCAGGCGGCGAGAAACAATTGGTTTGTGTAGCAATGGCATTCGCAATGAATGAAGCTCTTACTGCCTCTAAGGGGATTAACTTAGCATTCCTTGATGAAGTATTTGAATCATTAAGTTCAGATAACATAGAAGTAGTTACCTCATTAATACGTCACATATTCAAAGAGAAAACTTTATTCTTGATAACCCACTTAGATTCACTTCCTCTCGGTAATACCAAAATCTTGCAAGTGGAAAAGGCACAAGGTCTGAGTAGGTACCAATTACTATAATGTTATAATAATTAATATAACAAGACAGTAATTATGGCAAATAGCAAAAAGAAGGGGAATCGATTTGAGCTAAAGATTTCAAAATGGTTTACCCAATGGACTTCTTACAAGTTCGGAAGAACTCCCTATTCTGGGGCAAACCACCAGAGTAGAGATTTAGCTTCAGATATAATGTGTCAAGATGAAAGACATGCCCATCGGTGTAAAATATCCGTTGAGTGTAAGAATTATAAAGAGATTAAGTTTGAACATCTACTCTTAGGTAATAAGGGATGCGATATACTGAAATTCTGGGAACAAGCTTCTAAGGATGCAAAAAGAGCAAATAAAGTTCCCATACTCTGTATGAGATATAATTCAATGCCCTCAGAAGAATTTTTCTTTGTAGTTGGAAAGGATTTATCTTCCGTATTCTATAAACCACTATTCGATAAAGCCAATATTATGGTAATTGATGTACCAAAGATAGATGAGATTCTTTATGTATTCATGGCTAGTGATATATTGAAGAATGTAAACTATAAGTTAGTACATAAACAAGCTAAGTTAATTCTTAAAAACCGGTAACCTATGAAGAAGCATACCCCATACTCATATTGTATATTTTACCTTGAAAGGAAGTACTGTGATAAAATCAATAAAGAACTCAAAGAAAAGGGGTATGACCAAATCAAGGCAATTATTCCTATGGTAAACGTATTAAGAAAAACCACAAAGGGTAAGATGGTATTCGAAGAAGTACCAGTATTATTCAATTATGGTTTTATGAGAATGCCCACTAAATTAGCATTCTCAAGGCCCTTTCTTAATAAGTTACGTAGGAATATATCTGGTATCAGAACTTGGTTACGTAATACCGAGACAATGCACCCAAGAAAGAAAAAGATAAGGATTGACAATGCAGAAGACTTTGATGATTTTTCTTTAGTGGCTACTTGTAGTAGAAAAGAAGTAAGGCGATTTAAACGTATTGCTAGAGAGAATAAGAAGTTTTCAGTAGATGATTTAGTCAATGTAAAGCCTGGAGATTACTTAGTATTACGGGGTTATCCCTATGAGGGAGTAGATGCTACAGTATTAGAGGTTGACCATCTTTGTAAAAGAGTAAAAGTTCTTATATACCCTGAAATGGGAAGAATGGAAGTATGGTTACCTTTTGACAACGTTATCTATAGTGTATATTTAAATCATGACCCAGATAAGCTTTATGCTAATTCTGGGGAATATGACCCTAATCAGATAACCAATGAAGCAATTGATAGTATAATGAGATATAGAAGAATTTAATGTTATGAACGAAGCTCAACAAAAAGCCTGGAGTTGTTTAATTGATAAAGAACAACAGTCATTATTCCTTCAATTATCCGAAAGTAAATCTTCATGGGAAGCTGGTGAAATTTTAAAGTTATCTCATTACAAGTATCTTGAAATCCGGGAACGGTCAGAGAAATTCTTTAGGCTATTCTCGGATTTTTTTGAGAAACACACTTCTATTTTTCGACCAGATTGCCCCTGTGAGAGGAATTTCCAAGATTATATGGAGGGATGTTTAGAGAAACGATTAAAAAGAAAAGAAGCAAGCTTATTCACAGGAGACTCAGCTCAATTACTCCCAAAGGTAAACTCTAAAAATATAGAGAGAAACATGAAGAGGTTAAAGGAGTCTGATGATGAATGGGACATAGACACTCTAAGATTAATTCTTGAATTTGATAGGTGGAATAACTTTAGAATACTTCCAAGGATGCTACAACAGCCATCTGCATTTAAAAGGCGGTCGAATAAGAAGGATAAGATATATATCAAGTATCTTCTTAATAGAGTACCGGATTGGATGCACAATAAACTCAAGGAAAGGTTTAGGTATAAAGTAAAACCAGGAAAGAAAAAGTATTGGGTAGCTTTAATATCTGAGGACCTATATACCGATGGTTATCTATTGTTACCAGTAAGACCTTTGGATGAAGTAGTAGATGAATTTAGTAGATTCTACATGTATGTATTTAAAACTAAAGATGATGCTGATACCTTTGGTTTTATGGTATCTAAGTTCATGATTAAAACCGAATCTGTTAAGCTTGGACAAAAATTCTGGCCAGAGTACCGTTGCTGTGTGGAAAGAGCAGTAAACTATAATCAAGTGAACAACATAGAATTCAATATTAAGAAATTGGATATGGCTTATAACACACATATCAAGAGAAAGCCTAAAAAACCTAAATCCACTGCTGCGAACCGAGCAAAAACCTCGGATTTTTATAAAAATAAATAGAGAAATAAGATAAGATTAAATTATTTATTCTTATATTTGCAAAGAAAATAAATGAATACTTTAAAATATTAATGATATGGCAAAAAAGAGTAGAAAAGACATGAAAGCTCCATCCAAGGAGAAATCAAATTTCCTTGGTGCTTCTGGGAGAAACATGACTTATAAGGATTTAAAGAGAAAGGCAATAATATTAGGGATGCCTTTCCCTGATGCTTGTTCTGCTGGGGTATTTGACTTATTACATTATATCAATGTATCAGAAGAGAAGCCCGATAAATCGTTAATTGATAAATATGACGATTGGATGGATAAGCAATTGGAAACTATTGGGTATTCAAAAGATGACCCATTAAGGAATTCTCGACTAAGGCTTGGTTTTCTCGGAGAAGAGGGGGAAAATGGGCAAAGGAGAACAAAACGAGTTCCCGGAATAAAGAAACCTCGAGAAAAGAAACCACCAAGAGAGAGGGATGAATTTAATCTTATCAAGGGTACAAAGAAATCTTATGTATTCGAATTAACTGCAAAAGGTTTTGAACTTGATAGAGTTATTCGGAGAATGAAAAAGAAATTCCCCGAAGCAAATGAGAAATCTATCAATCTTTGGTATAGAATGGCAAAGAGGAATATAAATGGTAAAGCTAAAGGAAAGTAACAATGGACCCATACGACCAGATAGATATTATATATGGACTTGGAGACCAGATACTACCAATAAGATTGTTACTGAAAAGAAATTATATAGGAAACATCTAACCGGTATACCATACTTTACTAGACATCAAGTAAAGGTTACCTTAGTTTATCTTTATGGTGTAGATGTTCTTCAGTATATCCATATAATATCTGGGAGGAAACTTATAAAACAAGGCATTAGAGAATTATCCGATATGAATGGTAAACTTCTTAAAAAGGGTAGTACTAAATTCTGGTTTAAGGGTAAATTCGTAAAAGCAAGGAAGTTCATAATGCCCGATGAATATCACATAGATAAACACCGACGAAGAAGATTTATGGTACAAATGCACCGAGTCTTTAAGTCTAAAGGAAAAAAGGAATTCAATGAAAGGTACTCAATCAAACTCTATGGACAACGGCAAGGCATATCTCCCAAGTATACAAGGCAAAAGAGATTACAAATCAATCTTGCTATCCTACAGGATTTACAACAGGCTGAGTCAAGAGGAGAAAAATAAATTCAATCTGTTATTCTTGCAGTATCCTCCATTGGTAAGTTCATTGGCTTTATATTTAAGAAAGAAGATGAACATCCCAATACAAAAGGTACTATTTATCAAAGCACAAAGGGATATGCTCGAAATATTCGATGAGGCATCACTTAAATTTTTAGGGTATTTGCCTAAAGAAAGGTTTATTAAGAAGTCTTTATTATTTCAAGGGTTTGTTCCATTAGAGAGTATTAAACTTAGAAGGTCTTATGCTTATATAATGACAAATAGGATGATAGAAAATAAAATATGGGTCTACCCAATTCGATTATCCGATAACTATAAAACAATGATAAAAGGGAAATACAAATCCTATACCGAAGTATTTGGGAAGGTGGGTATTCCTGGGATAACTAAAATTAAATATAGCAATGAATAATAACGAAGGTTTTAAAATCACAGCACATCAACCAGCAAACCCATTTGCAGGTAAGAAGTTTAAGATAGTCACTTATCAAGGTGACAAGGAACTTGCCTCTCAGGCAATAACAATTGAATCTCAATTAGAATTAAAGACAACTCTAGATGAGATAAAACAATTCAATATTGCTCAGGAGGAATTATTAAAATCTGGGTATACTCAGAAATCCATACTGGTAAAGAAACTTATAACAGAGTGATATAAATAAATTATTAACCAACTTAAACATTACGAAAATGGCTAAGAAGAAAAAAGAAGTGGAACTGAAAGAAGTTTCCAGAACAGAAATCAATGGTGCAATCATCATTAAGTACGAAGACGGCTCAGTAAAGATTATCCCTGCTCCTATTATGCTTTCTGCCGAAGAAGCCGAAGACCTTTTTGGTTCTGAATCCGATGACGAGGAAGAAGAAGAAGAGGAAGAATCAGACGATGATGATGATGATTCAGAAGAGGAAGAAGAAGAGGAATCGGATGATGACGATGAGGAAGATGATGATGATGATGATGATGATTCCGAAGAGGAAGAAGAAGAGGAAGAACTGACCGGTGAAGAACTTGCCGAAATGGACTTCGAAGAACTTGAGGATGTCTGCGACGACAAAGACCTTGAAACTGACCCAGACGATTATGATGAAGACGACATCGAAAAACTCCGTAAAGCAATCGCTAAAGAACTCGGTCTCAAATTGCCGGCAAAGAAAGAAGCCAAAGGTAAAGGCAAGAAAGGGAAAAAGTAATCTGGTAACCGTATTTAAGATTTAAAAGAAGGTAGGGAAATTTCCCTACCTTTACTATCAACTATTAATAAACGTAGAAGTTTACTTATAATAACCATTAACTTATAAAACATTAAAAATTATGGCAACAAAGAAATCAGACTCCAAGAAGAAAGGGGATAAAGAAAAAGACCCCGAAAAAGAAGCTAAACGCAAGGCTCGTCAAGAGGCACTTAAGAATCGGCCGGCTGAACAACGTCCTAACAGCAAGCAAATCGATGTTATTGCCATTAACGACAAATCCAAGGTAATGAACTTTGGTTATGCCGTTAAGAACAAGGAAGGCTATCAGGGTGTAGTGGTTACTTCTGTATTGGTTACGGATGGCAAACCGGTATCAACTTCAGTTTCATTCGTTCCGGGAACTCTTACCGTTAAGTCTAAGAAAGGACATGGCGTTATTTGTTCTCCGAAAAACAAAAAGGCTAAGGAAGAAGAAGAGGAAGAATCAGAAGATTAAACTCTAACTTACTAACTACTATCCCATATGTCTGCTATATAAATTTAGAGTTTAAGTTCATATGAATAACATCTACACTTAGGACGTTGTTCAGCCAAAAGCTCATTGCCTGCGAAGGTAGTGGGCTTTAATTTTTTATACCCATGGAAGAAGAGAAATTAGCAATTCGAAAGAATATTCGAATACTTGCATTGGATAATCTAATAAATACTTATACTGATGCACTAGAAGATAAAGAATTAAACCTGGGACCAGATGAAAGGGAACTTGCCATCAATATAATAAATGAGGCAAGAGAAATGCTATCAGAAGAAACTCAGGAAGTATCTAACCAAGTAATGCAAAGACCCAAATGGAAAAAGACTTAAGATTATTAGTGGGAAACATTAATCAAACTCTCAGAGAATTAGATTATGTTTCGTACCTTAAAAAGGTAGCTCTTAGTAAGGGTAAGAAAGGCGAATACCAATCCCATAGGTTGAAGAGTAATTATCTGAAAAGAAAACTCATATCTCTTAAAGGAGCCCTGAATAAAAAACTTCATGGGACTTATATTGTTGCCCAATTTAATTTTATAAGGGGGGAACAGAAAGAAACTTTTGAACAAACTTTTACGGACTTATCTCAGAAAGAGGTAGAAGATATACTTCAACTCGAGGCAGTTTTAAAACAATGCAGTTTAGAAATCCTAGAAATTAAAGAAATCCCAACCCAAATTAGGAAGGTATAACTATGGTATTATGTAAATAGGAAATTCAATTATTCACCTAATATAAATGAAAATGGCTAAGAAAGACGAAAAGAAGAGTAAATCGGAATCCAAGACTCCGGAACTCACAAAGGCTAAGAAAGCTTTGGATGCTTACCTTAAAGAGAACAAGTTGGACCCTACTAAGGATTGGACCAAAGACAAGAAACATGGTAAAAAGGTTACCGAACTTGTAAACAAGCTCAATAAGGAAAGAGACAAAGTTGCTGCTGCCTATCCTGAAGCTGACCAAGAGAACAACAAGAAATTGGTAAAACTCAAGGAAAAAGAGAAGAAGGAAAAAGATGAGAAGAAGTCTGCCAAAGAGAAAAAGGAAAAGAAAGGAAATGGTGGTAGAACAGCTACCAAATACGATTATCCTCTCATCGATGGCAGAGAAATGACTTCGGCTGAGAAGAAAAAATACCGTATGGAGCAAAGAAAACTTGCTTCAGGTAAGGCTCCTAAGGAGGAAAAGGAAACTAAGAAAAAGAAGGAAGAAAAGGTAAAAGAGAAACCGGCTTCCGATAAGAAAGATAAGAAGGCCAAAGACAAGAAGAAAAAGAAGGCCGCTAAAGAAGAAGATTAATAAGAGCACTTTTTACTTTTACTTATCATATTTTTGAGTATTCGTTAATAATGGTAGAAGGCCTGGCAATATAAAAATTGTTCAGGCCTTTTATTTTCTAATTAAGTCGAAAATGGAACAAGAAGTATATAAACCAAAACTTAGAATCACTACACTATCAGAGAATGGTACCCCATTATCCGATAGGTTGGTAGATGCCTATACCGAGATGAATTCAGGTCCAAAGGTACAGCATAACGGTCCCATAAGAGTAGAAGTAACTCTTACTAATAAACAAGATATTGATAACTTCAAAGAATACTTAGATAGGTTATCTGGTACATTGCCTGCTAAGGCACCTAATGTTGGCAGAGGAAGACCTGCAGGGTCTACAACTAAGGAATTGGAATCACCAAGGGAGGACATTCTTGCAGATGTAGAGAAAATGATTGAAGAGGGTAAAAGCCAACAAGATATCATTAAATATCTTAGGGGATTGGGATTTGTATTTATCCTTACTGAAGATTTTCTATTTCACTTTCCTGGATTTGAGTTTAATAAAAAAGATGTGGGAGAAGCAACAGACAATAAGCAATATCCCAATTCATTTTCTTGGATGGCAAGATGTATCAAACGGGCTAAGGACCCAAAAGCAGATAAATTTGACCCAATGGTAATCTTTGGTTTTAGCATTCTTGGGGGACCCTCGAAAAAGATTATCCCATATCTCTATAAGGAAAGGAAGAAACCATTAAGGGCCCAAGTTGGTAAAAACGTAATCTCCTTCTCTCAGGCAGAATTCACTAAACTTCCCAAGTATATGTTAGAATCCGAAAGGATTAAGTTCTCTACTGAACAGAGACAATTGCTTCTAAGTCCCGAAAAGAAGCCTTCTAAATTCTTCCTAAGATGGGTAAACGATGCTATATTCCCAGACTCCATAAAGGAAAAGATGGAAGAAATCAAGAACCGCTAACACTTACCTCCGTATTTATTAAAAGAGTATTTTATATAAAATAATTTTAGTATATTTGCATAAAGAAAATTTAATTATGGACAAGGAAACAAAAGACATCGTAAAGCTCATTGCTGGTATTCAGATTGAATCACTCAACTCAATCAAAGAGGATGTTAAAAATGGGAATGACATTGCCCAAGACTTAATCAAAAAACTCCTTCAGATTGAGGATGACGAAATAATTCGAGCACTAGATGAGCACATTGAATTATACGTAGAAATGAAGAATACCCCTCAACTGATAAATATGCTAAGTGAATACCAAATGCTGGTATGCTCTCACATATTGTTCAGAATGGAAGATGAATGGGTACATACTAATTCTCAGGGAGCACTTGGTACCTGGGCAATCTTCCAAAGGGCAAATCTCAAATTCCACCCAGAACTAACACTTTTAAAATTTTAATATAGACATGGAAAAGAACGAATACTTAGAATCAGTAGAAATGAACACCGGAGTCGAAATGATTCCTTGCGAATCCTCTAATATTGAGGGCTTTGGTTATGACTCAAAGAAAAAACAACTTTGGGTTGCTTTTAAAGGTAATCGAGTTTATCGCTATGATGATGTACCTTATGAAATCTGCAACGAGTTACATCAAGCAGAATCAAAAGGTAAATACCTTGCAAAGAACATTAAAAATAAATTCGAAACTACAGGTTATGAACTCCAGAACTAAAATAACTAAGGGTTTATTAATTGCCATAGGAGCAATGCTACTTTACTTAGGGAGTAAGAATAATGCCCCCATAGAGGAAGTGAGCATTGCTCCTTCTCGTTTAGAAAGTCCCTTGACCAGGTTACATTATCTTTCAGATAGCCTGGGAATTAAACCAAGGGAAGAGAAAAAGAAGCAATGGTATAAATATAGGGTAGAAATAGAAACGATTCCAGAAAATCAAATCTATAAGATTGAGAAATCTGGATACCAGCAATATGAAGTTTCTAGATTGGGTGAAACTTATTCTTATGTAACCTACGAATTTATCTCAGACAAGGTAATGACTACTCAAGAAGCTTATGACTTCGTAAATAAACATCCTGAAAGATGTACAAGGGTACCCAATACATCACAAGATAACCTCTACGATAAATATAATGAGGATTACGAAGATTACTTAAATGACCCAGAGGATGAAATTAACTATCCTCCAGAAATCTTCGACTTCCTAGCCGATTAACCCGAGCAAATAGAAAATAATTCAAATAAAATTTTTCTATTTAAAATAAAGTTCTTATATTTGTATCAGAAAAAGAAATTAATCATTTTACTAACATTTTAAATATAGACGTTATGAAAAAGAATGAATCAAAGGTTACTAACCTGGTTGCAACTAAGGTTGCCGAACAACTTGAAGGAATTAAAAATTCTAAGACTACTAAGGCTTCTGCTCCTAAGGCCAAAAAGACTAAAAAGGAATTGGTAAAAGATGCTCAAGAAGCTGCCACTAAGTTTGCCAATGCTAAATTGGTAGAACTCTCTCCAAAAACCAAAACTTCCAAAAAAGAACAGGTTGTCAAGGAAGTAAAGGAACAACAAAAACCCTCTATCATCGAACAGGTAATCTCCAATCGAGAAGTTAAATACGTATATCCGGAGGATGTAGTTGATACTCTTGCTCGGAAGAAATGGAGACAACAAACCAGAAACGAACTTCATCGATTGGAACTTGCAATGGCTCGTATCAAGGACACCAATTCCAAAGAATTTAAGGCTGCTGCTAAAGCCTATGAGGACTTTAAGAAAAAGGTTCTCAAACCAGAACAAGTTGCATAACCCTTTATTAACCCAGTGCCCGGGCCCGGAATAAATTACCCGGGCACTCTAATTCATACAAAATGGATTACACTATCTTCTCTGATAAGGAGATGCTAAAACAGGATAAAGAGTTAGTCGAATTACATAAACGATGTTGTAAATCTTGGCTAATTCAGCATTCACTTAAGCATTCTAAGATTAAGAAATTCTTTATAGTTTACGATTGGTATATCAATCCTCATAACGTAAGGAGCTTCTTTTTTAGGCCTATACACATCTTTATTCAAGCATTGCTATTAGGGCAGCTTGATGACATATCCGATTACATAGATAATAACAAAAATGGAAAACGAAAGAAGAAACGGAATCGAAAGGTATAACGTACTTTACTGCAAAGGTAAGTACCAGTATAAATCCAAATATCCCCAGATTGATGCTAAACACAAAATCGTTTATGCAGGTTCAGTAGAACCAATGGCATCAATCTGGGATAATATTTCGGATATACTTCGGAAGTCAGAAAGAATTTGTACTGAATCTCGTAGAGAATTAAAGAAGTTAGAAGAACGTTCACAGAACCAATTCTACTTCAAGAAGAATGGTATCACTCACATAATTATATACAAATGTTTGGGACAATAGTAAAAGACCTATATATAGGTAAATCGAAACTGATAATAAAATGTAATCAAAGAGAATTACCACAAACCACCTTAGTAATGGATGTATTACAACCTACCGGTTTTACTGGTAATATGCCCGATTATGGTACATATGGTAATTTACTTGTTACAGGTGAATTTGAAATAACCCCTATGATGCCTAAGCATAGGCTTTATGTTACGGGCATACCGAAAGGGGCAATCCTTGATAATTTTCGGATTAGAAGGGTTTATTGGTCCTCATACTATGAGGATGATATAAGGGGATATTTATTTCAGATAACAGATGAATATCCTAAGTTAATAATCACAAAGTAAAGTTATATGGAAGCAATAGATTATGTCAAGTTATTTAAACTCGACCAAGAGAATTATGATTTCAAAAGGGAAGAGTTTATATCCGAATTAGGTAAAGATTTTCTAGATTATTGCCAAACTACTACTATAGGTATAAATCCAAAGTACGGATATATCTATTATTATCGGTTTAAGGAAATAATAAAGAATTTCGAAACTAAATTCTGGGCAATTTCGAAACTTAAGGTAGGGGAACCATTTACTCAGAAATTATGGAATGCCTTTTTCGCTACGCAGGTAGTACCTCTGAGGAAAAAATTATTCCCTGAGGTACAAAAGTTAATTGAAGAACAGAAAGGGATTATCCAAAATGACCCAAGGCCTGGCAATCCTTACCGTAGTAAACAAGACAAAAAACCCTCGAATCCTAAAAAGGTAAAATATGGCAAAGGAAATCCTAGACCTTCATGGCAATAAATTTAAGGTAGGGGATTATAAACTTTGCCTTAAAATCCCAACAACGGGGAAAGGTAATTTGATATTCACCAGGGACTTAATCTCTGGTGAACCTTTTAATTTATCAGTGAATAAGAAAAAGTATAGGGGATATTTCTATAACCTATCTTTGAATTTGTATGTAAGATATGATTTAGAGTATAGAGGTTATGATGAAAGTTCCGATATCCGAAAATCTCATTTGTATGTCAGAAAAAGAAAGTAAGATAGTAAGGTTCCCAAGACCCATGGGAACTACAGCTATGGCATTAGAATATCAAAAGAATCCTGATGATAGTCTTTTGATGAAGATACATAATTACATTATCAATCAATGGCTGATGGGTAATGGTGTATTATGTGGTATTACCTATGATATTAATACCTTCTCATATCGTATGGGCATAGATATTAATTACATACGTGTATTTATGAGGGATAGGCTATTAAGCTCTAGAATATGGGATAAAGATAAGGCAGAAGATTTATTGCAAGCTTTAATGGGAGAACAACTAGCATGGGCCTTGGAAGATCGTATGGAGATAGCCCATCAGGTTAACATCTTGAGAGAGTCTCAGGGTGGAAAATATGTACCTTTCATATCTTCTGAATTAGGAAAAGCACTTAAATTAAAACTTGAATCTTCTACTTCACTTCAATCAATTGTACGTAATCTTACTGGAGGGAGCACTACTAATATATTTGCTCAATTTAATCAACAGAACAATGTGACTCAGCAAAATGCTATCACAGTTGAAGAAGCCCGTCAAATTGTATTGGAATCCCAAAGGGTAATGGATAAAACCGAAGAAGCTAAACTGTTAGAGTCAAGATATGACCTCAGTAGTTTACCAGAAGTTGTTGCTACTAAACAAGAGGGAGTAGATACCAGTAAGGAGGGGCTTAACTTGAATAAAGCTGAGCTAATGCAAATCACGGATGACTATAAGGGAGCAATGGCTTCATTTTCAAAGGAACATCATGAATTGAGAAGAGAAATAGAGATGAATATAGATCCAGATGAAGAAGACCCAGAGTTATATCAATATGAAGACTTCGGGGAAGAAGAAAAAGAAGATGGCTCATTTGCATCTCAATTCCTCCGAAATAGTAAGCTCCCATAGTTATATCAGGATATTGCATATTTAAAAAGAAAGAATTATATTTGCATATCAATTTTAATATAGACAAAAATATGAAAAACCTTGAACAATTAATGGCATCTTTCCTTTGTAGGAAAGATTTTCTAGACCCAGAGGGAACTAAATCTGGAGGAGTTCCTCATATTCAATTATCTGAATCTATTAAAATAAGGATGTTTGATGACCTTTATCAATTGGATGCTTTTTATTTAGCTGCTAATAATCGGGTACACTTACTTATGACTAATCCTCAAGGAGAAGTAGTAAATGTAACCTTTTCTACTTTTATGAATATTTTTCCTAATACAAAGGAAAGTCCAGAAGAATACATATATGAAGCTTTAAGTCAAATAATCTTGAGGAAAATGGGAATACAGAAAGACTACAAGAAAACTAAGGTTAATAAGATTAATCAAGGTACTTACTTTAAATTAAAACCCACCGATACTGCACCAGTATGGGTAAGAGACCATTTTGATAGAGCTACTCAAACTTATGCCTGTCATAAATATGAAGACTCAAATCATGAGACATTCTTAAAGGGAAATCGAGACATATACATTAACTTTACATTTTAATCACATGAGCTTATTTAAACGAAAAAGATGTTGCCAGGAACTCATTGCTATTAAGGATGGTAACTTGGTATTCAATTTAAACAATCGGCATATTAATACAGTTTATCATACTCTACTAGCAATGATGAGGAGATCTGGAATATTCGATGAAAACTTATATTTTGGCCTATATAAGGAATACCAAAAACATTACGTTGTATATGATGTAGTACCTTCCCTACTACAATATAAGGTACCACTAATATTCTCGGGTAGATTTCCTGGAATCATCTTTGATAACCAGTTTACATTTGAAGAATTAGTACCTAATGCTTTAGTATATCACCAATTGCCAGATAAGTTCAAGTTACCCGAAAACTTAGAGAAAATCCTTTTGGAAGTAAGAAAAAGGGTATCTACTTATATAGACACCGAGGGTATATCGGATAATGACTACAGGGACTTAATTCGAATGAACTTCGTAAAACAGTGGGAAGTATTCAAAAAAGATCCTTCACTTATAGATTGCTATATGGATGCTCAATTGGGCATGCTATATATGTGGGCTAGAGTAGAAAATAAAACAATCGTAAAGAATATAATCGAAAGAACTCAAGATGAACTAGCTCAAGAGTTCTTATCTAAATATCAACAAAATGGAGAATAAAGAGAAATTTGCTTTCCGAAAGGTTAAAATGTCGGAAGGTGTAGAGGTAGAATTTATTAAATTACTTACCTCAGTAGAGACTAAAAATGATGAGGATGTAATTAAAGCTTTTAAAGTTCAATTATCCTCTGGAGTATTAACTTGCCATGCAGAAATGTTATCTAGAACACCAAGCCAGATAATATTTCAAACATCTCAGTTCAGTAAACCCTATAACTTTTATAAAAACTGGGAACTATGGGTATTCTCTAATATCCTGGGTGTATGGACTTTAAATAGGTTTAGGATATGATTACAATGAAAAACCTCCAAGTAGAGGATATAAAAGATGAATGGTTATATAATGCCTTAACACAGGGCATCAAGGAATGTATAACTGCTCCAGTCCTAACTTTGGACCCAACAAAACCAGAACCCATTAAGAGGGCAGAGATGATACTGGACAATTTCTCTCAGGAAGATTCTCCAGTAGTAGCTACAGTGATTGCTCCAGGCAATTTCATACAGATGATATTACCGAAACATGAGATACTTCTATCGGTAATGTTTATCTATAAAGAGAGAAATACCTATGTACAACTCATAATACAAAAACTTGCTTATGAACGAGAAAAGATTACCACCAAGACTAATGGTTCTGTTAGTAGTACTGAAGGGTGAAAAGGTATATAAAATACCTCTCGAATCAGGAATAAAATTGGACCATCTAAAAGATTTCAATACACTAAGAAGAATCCTTACTCCTTTAGTACAACTATATCATGGAGTAGGTTTTGATACTAGACTTACTTATGGTGAGTTTAGTATCTTCTTTAATGACTTACAACATTTGGGGTATGAACTGCTTAATGAATATCACTTGGGTATACAAGAATTAGTAGAAGCAAAACCTATCACTAAAAATGACCAGGATATTAGGGAAATACGAAATGGGTTACTTACCTCTCTTAAATCTCAGGAGTTATCAGAGGTATTAGCTACTAAACTAAAGCAAGCCATACATGAAGTATTTGAAAACGAAAAGAAGAAAGGTGGACTAATTGCCGAGGAACCTTCTTTAGAGCTTAGGGAGAATTCAATAATAAAAGAGGCTTTATACTTGCTAACTCCCCAATTACCTTAATAATTGAAAGGCAGTCTAATCCACTGCCTTTCTTAGCGTATACACATCCTCAGCCTCCCTAAAAATAAAATAGATATATTTTTCTATAAAAATAAAAATGCTTATATTTGCATATCATTTTAAAAATAGACAAAAATATGAAAACGAACTCAGTAACTTACAATCAAGCAGACGAACTAACTAAGGTAGTTCGCAATTTCTTAAAAAAGAAATCTACATTTGAACTTGACTCTGATGAACAGGGTAGTCTTCTTAATTTCCTAATGGGACTCTTAATCAAACTAGAGGATGATTACAAACTCAATTGCTTGGATATTAATCAGGTACAAATCTATGATACTACCTATTATTCTTTCATTTTCGAATCAATCATAACTGCCGATACTAATCCCTATAAGGGACAATTAGCATCTGCTGCAGTTCAATTCATGAATGAATTTACCGATAACGATGGGAGGTTCATATCATTCAATCAACTCGATAGAAACAACTGGATTTTCCAACTTAATTTCTCAATCGCATGACAAAGTATAACGTTAGTCCATTAGTTGCTCGGGAGATAGAATTCTCCACGGGCACTATCTTTGGTGGTAGCTGGTGCCGATACTTTATTTCAATCACTTTACACCAATGCTATATAGAAGCAACATGGAAAACCCGTCCTAAAAATGATTTAGACGGGAACAAAGAAATCTTTAACTCTTTACAGGAGATCTTAGATTGGTTTGCTAATCTTAAGAAAACTTACGGAAGGAGAATATCCCGTAAACAAATGGTATATGCTGCATACGATGAAACAACACGTACCTTCAGTTACAAACCCTACGAGAATTGGGCTACAAGACGTTCTAAAGAGAGATTAAATAAGCCTAAGGAACCAATACTGGCCGATGAATTATACTAATCCCCCAATCAGTTAATATACCTCAGGGAGTTCAGAAACACTAACATCTGGGCTCCCTTAATTATTGCATATTTAAAATATTATTTCTATATTTGCATAAGAGAAAAATAAATATAATTATTAACCGACCTTGAACGGGGTCACAAAACTTATTTCTTATGACAACTATTAACGAAATCTCAAATCACATTATGGGTTACTTTGATGGAACTCTTGATGCTTTTGGTTACACTGCTCAATCAGTTAACGAAATCTCAAATCCGGATGAATCATACATGGGAACTCTCAATCTCCAATTCCGGGAGTATCCTATAGACGATGACGAAAAGGTAGAAACCTACTGCAGAGAATCCGATGCTTTTGAACAATACGTGATAGAATTCATTAATTCTCATTGGGATGAACATCACCCATTAAAAGAACTTAACCCTAATCATCATTACATGTCAAACTCATATGGAGATACTATCCAGGTACATTTCAATGATGAATCCCTTTTCATTATCATTACTATGACAGGGCAATATTAACAAAACCCTCTGGGAGGCACTCAAAACACCTCCCAGAACCTCTCTATTTATAAAAATAAAAGTAGTTATAAAAACAAGTTTAGAAATAATTTTGTATATTTGCAATGAGAAATATTTCTCAAATAATTTTAATATAGACACGTTATGAAAGAATTAAAAAATTTAGAGGCCATCCGGGAACTGCTTGCTTCTCATCCCATTTATACTTATGATTACTCCGATGGTCTTCTCATTAACAAGGAAGCTACCAATATCCAGGTTTATTCAATCGACTTAGAGGATGAACCTTTTGCTGCTTATATCTCAGGATATATCATCACATATGCTTCAGAGGAAGTTCTCTTCGAAAATCTCAGGGAAAACATTATTTCTCACATGGACTTAACAAAGGGTGCTGATGACCAATATTATGATGATTCACCCTCACAGGTAGAGGCTATCCTATTCGGAGTTCTTCAATTAATCCCTGAACATCAGGATTATATCATAACCGGACTCAAAAAACATCTCCGGGAATTTATCCAAGACGATGAACAAGATGAGGACATGATATCCCAATATACCAATATCTACACTGATATCGAAAAATGGGAATCAGACCACAGGGAAACAGAAATCTTCCAACAACTTGCAGTATCAGAATTATTTAACCAACTAAATAAATAATCACTATGGTAAACTTATATAAATTACTCAACGTACTGGAACAGGGCATGTCTCTGTTCCAACTTAATAAATGGAAAACCGAAGGCATCTGGTATCCAATCACCCAATACAAAAAGGAATCAGATGAAATACAGGTAGTAACTAACCTATTTATTGCTGACCAGGAACAGTACCATATCCAACTATCTGGGAATTATCCAGAAGAATCTGAAGACTGGAACAAGTTTCTAGAGGAAAACCAATGGAAAATCTATCCCTTACTTGCAAACATAATGCAAGTCTTCTTGCCCACAGGGAACTACCCATTATTCTATACTCAATATCCACAGGGATTCATATCCATAATCGCTAAGCCCCATGATAAGTAAAGAACTCAAATCACAATTAAGTATTCTCAAGGAAACTAACCCAGAATATATTCAAACCCTAAAGGATGCCGTAACGGCATCCTATAAGGCAGAACTTCAGGCAATCAAACCCAGTTCTACCGAAGAAGAGGAACAACTCAATATCGAACTCAAGGACATAGTATTAAAAATACTATTTGGGCCTTTCTATAACTATTTCGTATCAGAATACGTAGTATCAGATACTATATGGGAAGAACAGGATAAACTAATCGAGGACTTATATTATTACTTCAAATCATGACACCGTATATTCAACAACAACTTAAAAAGCTATGCGATAATCCAAATTGGTATGACGATATGCTCATCTCATGGGATAAAAACCCAAGAAATCAAAGGGAAGCTATTTATAACTACCTTTCTCATGTACAACTAAATGGGTTACTAGAAAACACTCAGATAGTTTTTACATTCATAGATGGCGACATGAAACCAGCTTTCTATTTCGAAATTCCCAGAGATACCAATCGATATCTTATACTGGGAATCCTCGATGAAGCAGGTTATCCTCATTGCTGCCTATTAGGCCAACCAAAACAAATGTTTAACCCTCAACTCAATTAACATCATGGAATCAATCGTAACAATAAACAACTACCCAATCGGATGGGAATGGCTAGACAACGTACCTTTAGAGGACTTTAACTGGCTCATAGAGATATTTGCTACAATGACCGATAATACAGATACCTATGACTTTGTATTTTATGAAGATTCAGAAACCTTACCAGGACATCTGAAGAGGATATGCTCAGTAGACAAGATACCTTTAGCCAACTTCCTAAATGAAGACCAGGGCTACGAATCAGGTATATCCATGTACGGTCACTACATAGCATGCAAATGCCTTGACATATCCTCAGAAGAGGAATATATGAATCACTTAACTGATATAAGATTATTAACCAACGAACTATAAACTATGCTAACATCAGGTAGATTCTTAGTATCATTCGAAGTCCCGGGACCATTACCTGGGACTACCGAAGGCTTCTGCGAAGAAATGAACGTAGTGTACAGAACCGAGGAACTTAATACCTACCTCCGCTACCCCAAACAAGAAATAAACCCATGGCATAAACATAGTACCTACATAAGGCTAAAGCTAAGAGAGATCCTTAAAGTAAACCTAACAGATATAACCATAATCGATATAATATCACTACCATGAATATCATCTATCACATAATCCGAATAATACTATCCGTAGGCACCATCCTAACCCTCATACGCAATGAGAAAATATACCAAGCCTACAAACACCACCACCCAACAAACAAAATAAGGTATATCATCTCACAAACCCTAATCCTAACCCTATATACCTCATCACTAATCCTGGTATCCTACACATATAGGATTATACTAAGATACATATAATAATACTAAAAATTATGAAATCACTAATTCTACTCATCGTAACGATCTGGCTTCTAATCCTAAATGAAGAAGCCTACCTAACAAAGAAATTCATCTACAGAATGAATGTAATAATAATCCTTTTAGTATATGCCTTCATACAGGTATACCTAATCGAATAAATACCCACAAGGTACCTGGAATAAATACCGGGTACCTCCCACACCACCCAACACAAAAATAAAACAAAATCATACTAACGCTAACTAAGGTACATAATATAATATCTACCTATCCCCTCTATAACTAATATACCCTCTATTAATATAATAATACCTAATACATATCAAGGTACCTCGCCGGGGGTTTTGGGGATTTAGGCAAACAAGGCTAGGCAAACTTACCTTACTATACAAAGCCACTCAACTCACTATATAGCCACTATACCATATAGCTCTACTACACACTTTAAAGGCAAACTCAAAAAGGCCTATGTGATGACAATTTTTCGTCCCCTAATGGCCTCTTATTTACCTTATCCGAATTACCTTACCAAGCACTATTATATAATACATATCAATTAAATTCAAGGTAAATATGAAACACAGAACTCACCCCAAATTTCCTAAGTATAGGATTTATGCTGACGGTACCATAATCAACAAACGTACTGGGCATACTCTAAGGCGTAAATACGCTTTGAAGATAATGAACGAATCTAATCAAAGAGTCCCAGTAATTACACCCAAATTAATTGCTGAAGCCTTTCGTATACCTAACCCAAACCATTATAAGTATATTAGATATAAGAATGGTAATCTCAAGGATTGGAGAATAGAGAATTTATATTGGGCAAGCTATACTCATAAGCCAGATAATAAATCCAAGTTAACCCCTAAAATTAAAAAGGTTATCAAGGATGTATCTCAAGGCCAAGTAGTTATAATTAATATTGATAGGGTAATTATAAGGAAATAGGTAATATGGTCCTAGAGCTTTATTAGTAATTGGCTAAGTATTTATATTAGCATTATTTATAAGGTTTCTAGGACTTATTGTGTTAAGGCAATCTCCATTAATGGCCCCCGGGGATTTAGAGGAATAAAGGCAATTTAACCTTCAAGGCTATTAAGGACCTCACAAGGCAATTGAGGTTATTGCATATATAATATAATATATTTATATTTGCATTGTAATAATAACATTTTAAATAATAGACGTATGAAAACAATTAATCAAATTTCAAATCTCATCATTCTTACCTTAGTAAATTACGCTAGGGATTATCCATGGGCATCTTACATTGCCAATTCACTTTCACAATTCGATTCGATATTGCCAGAACTAATGCAATCGAAAGCTAAGGAAATATCTATCTACCTACACAGATGATTGCCTTATGGAATTCTCATCCGAAATCCCTGACCCAGAGGAAATTGAACCCGATTTTACCTTCAACATCAAGTATATAACCTTTCAGGTATACTTCGATTAATATATTAACCCAGAGCCTAACTTAGGTACCTGGGTTTTTACTTACGCTAACTTAGTAAGCCCTTATAGGCTAATCTATGAAACACTTTTTCCCATAGGCTTACCATAGTCCATATATGGCCTTATAGAATTAGGACCAAGGGGTTTATAGAGGGATATATCCCAAGGGCCTTAATTCTTTATCACCTTAGTCCATTAATGGCCTTATCAATATACAAGTATATAACACACTTCCTAGAGGACAGGCATAGGCCATATAGGAATATCCTTATACATATCATATATGCCCACTACAAGGCGTGCGAAGATTCTCCTTGTGAACCCCCAAAATTAAGTGCAAAAATTAAGTCCTTTTTAGGGTGCAATAAATTTTTGAATTTATAGATTTTTCACAAAAATAATTTTGAAAATAAAAATATTCATTTTCTCAAAAAATTTTCTTGAAAATGTTTGTAGATTAAAATAAAGTCCGTATCTTTGCAATGTCGAAAAGATAAAGCGATATTTGAATGAATTTTTAATTAAAACTTTTTAAGAAATTATTTCTCTAAAAATTTTGCTAATTAAAAAATAGTTTTTATCTTTGCAATATAGAAATGAAACAAACCTTATTAGATAGTTTAATAAGTCTTGAATATCTATCAAAAAGGTTATAAAATAATAATAATAAAATATTCAAGCGTTTTTATTATGAAAAATCAAATTAACAAAGTGAATGTAGAAAAAGCAAGTGCAAACAGTAAAGCAAATAGTTTAATTGCTTTAGACGTTTTAAAATCAGTCAAAGAAAAAAATCAAGGACTTTTTAAAACGGCTTTAGGGACAAAAACAGAGATTTATAAAAAAGAATTGTTTTTGGGAGCAAACGAAAAGCAAATCAAATCTTTGCGAAAAAAGTTCAGAAATGTTACTTTTAATTTTCTTTCAACTATTGCAACGAATGCGGATAAAAAATTAATTGACGGATTTATAGACTTTTATAAACAAGTCTATGTTATAAATGATTTTTCTTTTTCTTCAATTGCAAGCGAAAACACAAAAGAAGAAAAGAAAGAGATATTAATAAAAGGGCTTGAGATTGTAAAAAAATCTTTGAAATAAAACAAAATTAAAGTAGGGGAAATATTTCCCCTACTAACTTAAAATAAATCATTTATAAAGATATGGCAGTATTTACACAATATTTAATTATTAATATAGCATTGTTTGTAATTATAGCTTATTTAGTTATTCAATGCTATAAAGATATAAAAGAAATTTTAAAAGACGATAACGAAACTTTTGAGGACTAAAAGAAAGCAAAGGGATAAATAAAAATGTTTGTCCCTTACTTTTTATTTTCAAATGTTAAATTTAACGTAACCGTACTCCCCATTTACTACCACAACTTTTGAGCTCCTCGTATTAAGGGCATGCCAAGACACCACAACCACACATGCACACACAAAGAAGCCAGAGAATAAAATACCTTCCTCTCTTCTCTGGTAAATTACAATATCAAAGTTCTTTCTATAAACCAAAAAACTTTATAAAATATGGAAGAAAAAACATTATTCAAACTAGCACGTGCAATTACAGATACAGGCACAGATACTGTATCTTCAGAGGGTGGTACTGTAACCTACCGTATCACTTCCCTCAAAAGGAAACTGGTAAATGGCAAAGTAGTTTCAACCTCTACACCCTCTTGTACTTTGAGCTCAACCTCCGTAAGTTGGGCTATTTGGGGAGGAGTTACCGTTGGAGATGGTTACTTAGATGTAAAAATTAACTATTCAGAAAATACTGGGTCCTCAAGGTCTACTACTCTGACATTTGACCAAAATGGGTCTAATAACAAAATCAATCTCACAGTAACTCAAGAGGCTGGTGTAACCTATAGTGGATACATAAAAATGGTTTCAAACACATTGCCTTTAGGTAGTAATAAAGGTAATACTGCTCAAATTCTTGTGATGGCCTATTTAAAGGGTAGTGATGGGTCTAAAAAGCCAGAAACTCCCCATGTGGGTAGTGCTCCCGATTGGTGCTCAGTATCCGTTGCAGTGGGTACTCCTGAGAACCATTACATGTTATCCCTGACCGCTTTATCGAGTAATCAAACTGGAGCTAACCGTTCAGGGCATATCTTCTTAACCTGTGGGGATGCTAACCTTAGTATACCAGTAACTCAGAAGCCCCTTGTGGCTTCAACATCAACATTCACTCTCTCTGGATTGCCCATAGGTACAGGCTACTATCTCTTTGGCAGGGGAGCTAGGCCACAGAATACATCATCTTCAGAGATGTATATACAGAGTTTCTCATCAACTACTACTACTATGAAGATTCCATTCTATGCCAATGACTCAGAACCAGGTTCTAGAATAGAATGTACTACTGGAGATAAAGTAGCTGTATATACTAAATCAGGTGCTACCTGGATATTAAATGGGTCATTTATAGTACCAAGTGCAGGAGGAACAGTATCAATCAAAAACATTAATCAAAAACATTATGGAAAATAAAGTTCTTAAATTAGGGGGGGGAGATCCACCAAAGATGTATATGCAGAAATAAGACAGGGAAACTCTGAGAGATGGACAATACAATCTCAAAAGAGTAAGTATGTAAATGGCAAATTGTCCGGGGTTATTGAAGTTGGTTATTCTGCTAGCATCAATACCCCGGACTATGTTCTGGAGGAAGACAAAAGTAACAATAGTATTCAGATTACTGCACAAAATGACGGTACTTCTGGGCTTTGTATACTTACACAAAATGAATCTGGTAATAAAATAAATCTACACCTTACTACTCCCGAAGAAAAAGAATATTGGGAAATACGTTTTAATCCTATAACCATCAATGGAGTAGACACAGATGCTTTTTTTTATATTACCACCAATATTAGTGGCGAAAGTGGATCTATGGCTGATGGTAACAGATATAAGAATTGGATAGTAAATCAAAATAGATATGCTATTAATGTCTATATTGCTAACCTGTACCCGGGAAATTTCGAAATGTTGTCTTGGTCCTGCCTTGATAAGAATGGTAATGCTTTTAGTCCTAGCTACAATTTACCAAGTAATTCATACTTTACAACAAAAACAACTGGATTGGGTTCCTATACTCTTACAAAAGTTTCAACTCCCTCTGCTAGCAGTGATACTCCTATACTCTCCAGTAGGTTTAACCCCACTAAAAAATATCCATTAGATTTGAATTTTTATTGGGTAGCTCCAACTTAATATCTGTATTAAGATAATATCCCAATTATAAAAGCAATTACCCAGAATATAAGAGCCAGTGTATATGCAACAGAATATCTATGCCATGGATACCAGCAGGTAATATAAGAATCTACTTTTAGTATTTCTGGATGTTCTTCCTCGTATTTTTTATCCTCTTCTCTAGAACTGTATTTATGAAATACATAGAAAGGTAAGAATACGAGGAAGATTATTAGAGCAACTGGGAACAAGAGTAGGAGAAGAATCTCCCACCCTTGCATTGATGACCCAGCATAATTACCATCTCTGTCAAAAAAGTATCTCATAGTAATCTATATTTTAGGTATTTGATTAATAGATAAATTGGAAATAGAGGTAATACTATCCATACCGAGATGAATAAAACGAGAGAGTGTATTTTGTGAGTATAGGGTAAATAATCCAAGCAAGCCCTTACAAAAAATACCGTGAATGGCAAACATACCAAGTAAATTATCGCTAATACTGTAATCATTGTTCTTTGAGGTATTTGTTAATAATCTTGGTAAGTTTCTTATCAAATTCAATCATCATATCGAAAGCTTTCGAATCTTTCATACTTCTCATCTCCTTATCAAGTAATTCTATGTTTCTCTTAATTGAGAAATAGGCCTTATATGCAAGGAATACTCTTTCATTTTCTTCGGTAAGCGGACGAACTTCTCCCTTTTGCCCATCCAATCTTGGATATGTATCATCAGGACCCAAGGTTCTTGCAACTTTTACTCGGTTACTGAGCATTGCGAATCCACCTTTTTTATCAATAGATTCCACTGTAACTTTCTCAATGATGGGTCTTCCAGATAATGTGAAGAGAACCTCATCCCCCTCTTTAAGCTTTTTGATTTCTTTCTTTTCTTTTTTCATATCTTTATTTATTAAGAATTTTTCTTTATGCAAATATACGAAATTATTTCTTATTTATTGCATTATCAATCATATTTTTAATAAATTCATAGGCATTGCCTCGGTAATCTTCTAGCATTTTGTATTCCTGTGGAGATAGAATTACTCCGTTTACTTTAAAAAGCTTTCTTAGATGTTCTGGTATAGTGCCTTGGTGAGTGATGTTATTATAACGGATAATGAAAAGCTTCTCTCGGTCTTCATCAATAACTCCCAGAGTGTTTACTGGTTGGAGTTTAGTTTGGTAAATACCACCAAAAGCCGAGGGCACCATTAAAATATTTCCGGGAATTTTAGTTACCCAGTGAGAATAATCTGGAGTAATTACCGCAATTTTACCCTCTTTCTCAAGCTCTTTATCATAAGCTAATCGATTAAACCAAAAAGCACATTTAAAACAAACTTGTTTTCTTGCCATAAGTTGGGGAATCTCTCTAGTTTCATCGAATTCCTCTAAATTAATGGGCTTGCCACATATCTGGCACTCATTTTTCTTGTCCATATTGCATTATTTTATAAGTTATATATGATAATAGAACCTCGAAACATCCTAAAAATGGGTTATAAGCAATACTTTTGTTACTAAAATTGAACCATTAAAACTGATAAGTTATGGATAAACTAACAAATGAAATGATTAAAGACCTTGCTATTCGCTTAGGTCTAGAACCTGCTCTATTGAAGGCTGTTCAATTGGTAGAAGCAGCAGGTAGAGATGGGTTTTTAGCTGATGGTAGGCCTCAAATTCTCTTTGAGGGTCACATTATGTACAAAGAAGTACATAAGAAATTCCCTGACAGAGATTTAGCTTACCTTTGTAAGAGATATTCTACGATTTTCTTCCCTAAATGGGATAAATCGAAGTACTTGGGAGGTGTACACGAGTACAAAAGACTCGAATTAGCCAAAGAAATTGACGAAGAATGTGCATTGAAGTCTGCAAGTTGGGGTATGTTCCAGATTATGGGTTTCAATCACAACCTCTGTGGGTGTAAAGATGTCTTCGAATTTGTTCACAAAGTGTCGGAATCTCATGCAAATCAACTAGAACTCATGTATTATTTCATGAAAAACTCTGGTTGTTTGAGTAATCTCAAAGAAAAGGACTGGGCTGGCTTTGCCAGAAAATACAATGGTCCCGGGTATGCCCAGAATGCCTACGACCAAAAACTAAGAAATGCTTACGAAAACTTTAAAGGTAAATTATGAAAAGATGTCATTTTAACAGCTGGGTAGCAAAAGTATTTCTTTTCCCCAGTTACAAAGCAATTACTCTGGTGTATAACTCATTCTTCAAACACAAAGTAGAAGAGTGTAAACCGGATGATATCAATCATGAGTGTATTCATCAGATACAGCAGATTGAGTGTAGTATAGCGGGTTTGGTACTTGGTATCATACTCTGGTTATCCTTTGATATATCCTTCTGGTGGGTAGTGGCCCTGGTTTTTGGATTCTTCTATCTCTGGTATATTATCGAATACATAATCATCAGGTGCTTTGCCAAGTGGGATAAACAGAATGAAAGGTATCATGATGTAAGTTTCGAAGAAGAAGCTCACAACAATGATAAGAATCTGAGTTATTTGGAAGACCGTAAGCCATTTGCTTGGATTAAATATATCAAATTGAGAAGTTACAAGAAATGAAAAAGTTAAGGGTATTGGGAGTGTGCGCTGGACAGGGTGCACTCCTGTTCCCTTTTAGGGAAAATTTGCTAGGGAATATAGAAATAAGAGGAGTTTTTCATACAAATTGCGAAAGTCAATGGAAGTTAAATTTTGGTGATATACCATTCTATAAGGGCTTTTGTTTACAAGAGTTCGATGAGAAAGTAGATATAATTATATCAAGCCCGGATTGTGGCTCATCTTCAGTAATGAGGCTGTCTAAAGTAAAAGAATTGGGCAATCCAAAAGATAATCGTAGTCTCAATCTAGTAATTTCATCGATACTCAAGTATAAGCCTAAGATATTTCTTATAGAAAATCTACCAAGACTGCTATCCTTGCTTCCCAAGAATTTTTTTGAGGAAACCTTTAAGGACTATAAACTTATTTTTCACGAAAGGTCAGTTTCTGATTATGGAAATTCTCAGATATCTAGGAAGCGTTTAGTTATCATTGGAGTACATAAAAAGACCGGTAAGAAATACTTGAATGCTTTTAATGAAGTATTTCAAGTAAAAAACCCAACAATTACTAGAAATCTACTTAAACCCCTCACGTTTTCTTCAGAAGATGATACCAATCAAATCCCTTGGATTAGTAAAACTCTGGCAATGTATGATTATCGAAAATTGCCTGAGAAAAAGAATCTAACTGTAGCAAAGATACATCGACTTTGGGTTAGAGATTTCAAAGATGAAAAGAAATGGCCTATCAAAACGGCAAAGATGAGTACTCTCCCGGGAGTATATCGATTGGAGTATGATAAACCTCCACTAACCTTAAGACCTGCAGATAGGCAATTCAGACCAGATGGTTATCCTTTGGGGGTTGAGGATTTTAAGGCAATCATGGGATTCCCAAAGAAATTCAGAATTTACCTTCATGAAAACCAGGGTACCTCTGAAAAGGATTTTAAGGATCACCATTATTGGCTTAACAAGGCAAGATACACAATTGCCAAGGGCTCGGTTTATGAAGTAGGATTATGGTTCAAGGATTGCCTCAAAAAGGTAAATACCAAGAAACACTAAGTTTCAGCTTTATATATAAAGTCTTATATATAAGTTTCTGGGGTGCCTTGAAATATATAGATATATAATATACTACGTATATATATCTATATATTTATCTGCGTATATATAGCTATTCATATATCATATCGTAAGTAGTATATTTGGATATTATCTCACTTCGTTCGATAAAGGTAATCGCTAAGCGATTACCGAATAGATAGTATCATTAAAGCGTACGAACTTCCTAAATTTTTAAACCATGAAGAATTTAAAGAATGCCTTGTTTATTGTACTTCTAGGATTTACTATTTACCTTTGCTTCAGGAATTATAAACTTTCTCGAGAAGTTGATTCCCTGGAACTAGCGGTCAATGAAATCCCAGATACAGTATACACAGAGAAACCCTTCAAACCAGAGAAGAAGTACTCAGAAAAAGTTGAACCAGGTAAAATCTTAGTTCATGATAATAAGCAGCCAACTCTCTTTCCTGATTCCATGCTAAGGCAGCCAGTTATCAGTAACCAAGATTCCCTGGTTCAAATTGTTTTGAAGAAAGATAAGTTGAACTTAAGTCTGTTCAATAAGGAGACTAACACTTATTCAACTAGACTATTCCCAATCGACTTAGATAAGTACAACTATAACTGGTATGAAGGTCAATTAACTCGAAAGAAAGTTGCAAGGTTATCACTTAGTCCATACGTCTATGGCAAATACAGACCTTTCAATAATCTCTTCGATATGGGAGCTGGTCTTTCAATCAAGACTAAGAGATTTAATTACAAACTCGGAGTCAATACCTTTTACTATCCGAAGATAAAATCAGGGATGGGTACTGACATCGAATTTCAAATAACGTATAACTTTTAGATATGGCAAAGACTATCTCAGAAACTAGAACTACATTAACTCGGGAGGAGCTATCAAACCTATCCCGAGTTTCTAGTGATGTTTTCTTTTTTAGCCTTTTTTGCTATGTGATACATCCAGTAAGAGGAAAGGTAAGATTTGATTTATACCCATTTCAGAAATCAGTTCTCTACAATTTCATTGCCCAACGATTCAATATCATTCTCAAGTTCCGTCAGGCAGGAATTACAGAACTTATTTCTATGTACTGTCTTTGGTTGGCGATGTACCATCCCAACAAAAAGATAAACATTATATCTATCAAGGACACAACAGCTAAGAAGGTACTTAAGAAGATTAAGTTCATGTACAAGAATCTTCCATGGTACCTTCAAACTCCCATAATCAATGGTAGAGCCGGAGAATATGGTTCTGCTTCCATGATAGAATTTGATAATGGGTCATTTATTGAATCTATTCCGACATCATCCGAAGCCGGTCGTTCGGAATCCCTTTCTCTTCTGGTAATTGACGAGGCAGCAGTAGTAAGATGGGCTGCTCAAATTTGGGCTGCTGCATTCCCTACTCTTTCCACTGGTGGAGCTGCCATCGTCAATTCCACTCCCTATGGAGTTGGTAATTTCTATCACTCAACTTGGGTAGATGCCATTGCAGGAGGTAATCCTTTTAACCCAATTCGATTATACTGGCAAATGCACCCAGAACGAGATATTAACTGGTATAACCAAATGTCCTCTGCTCTGGGAGCAAAACGAACTGCACAAGAAATAGATGGTGACTTCTTATCATCTGGTAATACAGTCTTCGACTTAGCCGATATTAAAGCTATCGAAGACTGCCTTAGTGATTACCCAGTTATTAAGAAGAGATTTAATGGTCAATACCGACAATTCTGTGAACCCGAATCAGATAAAGAATATTTCATTGGTGCAGACGTTTCAACTGGTAGAGCTTCTGACTACTCTTCATTTACTTGTATGGATAAGCTAGGAGAAGAACAAGTAGTATATAAGGGAAGAATGGCAGTGGGAGCTTATGCTAAGTTACTTGGTGATACTGGGAAGTTGTTTAACTGGGCAGTAATAGCTCCAGAATCCAATGACGTTGGTTTATCAGTAACTTCTAAGCTTCAAGACGAAGGCTACCCTAACCTTTACTACTACCAGAAGATGCTGAAGAAAAAAGGTAAAAGTAGACCTGAAATGGATAAATCCCCTGGTTGGTTAACCACCCAAAAGAATCGTTCAGTGATAATAGAAAACTTGGAAGAAGATATTCGATTAGATCACGTAATCATTAAGGACCCATTCTTTGTACAAGAAGCTTATACCTTCATTTATGATGGTTTAGGTAGACCTGTTGCAATGGGTAAACATAGGGCTAACAATTCAGCTGTAGATGTAGACCTTGAAGGAGACGTATATGCCGATGATGATATCTTTGGAAAAGCAATATGTAATCACATAAGGAAAGGAAAAACTAACGTAATCGTACAACCAAGATGAAAAAGTACTTCAATTTTAGTTGGGGTTGGGGACGTAAGAAGGACCCTCCCAAGAATGGTACATCCTCTAATAAAGAGGAGAAGCCTGCCACATCGATTTCGCCTGGTAGGGTTTCAGTTGACGATGATAGCGATAACTTAATTACATCATTACAAGGGTTGACTAAATTAGTTGAACCCTCTTTTCGTGTTGATGTGATACCTTTAATTCGGGATTTATATAAAGTAAATCCTGATATGGGCATCGCATTGCAAGATATGTTTAAGTTAGCTAACACCAGTCATACAGTAACTTTCCCTAATAATACCGATGAAGAGGCTTCAAAGATGAGAGAACATCTTAAGAAAGCCACCAAGGGATGGACCAGATATACTGCTGGTATAGATGGTTTAGTTAACAAAATGATTGTTCAACTTCTTGTAAGTGGGGCAATATCTGTAGAAGGCGTACCAAATGACAAGCTTGATGGTTTGGCTACTGTATTATTCCTTAAGCCAGAGCATATCAAGTTTAAACGTGAATTAAATGGGGTGTATGCTCCTTACCAAAAGAATATAAATTTCTTTGTTAAGCAACAAGATTACATTAAGCTTAACCCAGAAACCTACTTCTATGTTGGTATGTTCAATGATACCGATGAACCTTATGGAGTTCCTCCATTTATGCCTGCATTGGATTCTCTCAAAGGACAAAATGATATGAAGATTAACTTCAAACATATCATGGAGATTTGTGGTATGGTTGGTTTCTTAGAAGCTAAGATGCAGAAATCTCCACAAAGGCCAAATGAGAGTATCAAATCTTATGAATCCAGATTATACCATGAACTCAATATCCTCAAACGTAATGTTAAAGAGGGTATGAAGGATGGGGTAGTTGCTGGTTACATAGATGACCATGAATTCAAACTAAATTCTACTACTAAGGAGCTCGGTAATATCGAGAAGCCTTGGAATATGAACCAACAATCTGTAGCAAATGGGTTGGGAGTTAATGGCTCTATCATTGGGGTATCATCTACTACTGGTGAAGGTGCAACTGGTATAATGCTGTCTAAGATGATTAGCCAGTTAAAAAATATCCAAATGCTTGTAGCTTATGTATTGGACCGACTTTATTCTCTAGAACTGCGTTTGGCAGGCTTTAATAATAAGGGAATGAAGATTGATTGGGGAACTTCTACAGTTTCTGATGAAGTTAAAATCCAACAAGGTCTTCAGTATAAGATACAGAACCTTGACTTATTGTATAAGGCTGGTATCATTAGTCAAGAGCAATATGCTTGGGCAATGGGTTATGATTCTCCTGATGAGAAAGAACCAAGAGTTTCACTTGAGGACCAATTTGCTAAGGGAGGTAATATAGACCCACAAGAAGGAACTAAGAAGAAACAAAGGCAAGATGATAAAAACCAATCTGCTCGTAGGTCAAGAGATAAGAATAACCCGGCTCCTTCTCGAGGAGACCAAAATACTAAAGCAAGATGAGTAAATTTACAAAGAAAAACAAAGAGCATCTTGATTCTATGGTGATAGGTCAAGGCCATACCATTATGGCTGGGTATATCCCAGAAGCAGTGGGAGCCAAGGCTTTCTCAGAGAATTATTACAAATGGAAAAATCCTACACCGGATTCCATTGCTCAATTTGGGTTTTGGGGAGGGGATATAGATTATAATACTTACTATCCCAACCTAGACAAATCGGAACTAACTCCTAAGGACGAAGAGTTTATCGAACCAATGTTCAGATTACTTTCAGAAACGATTGTATCTAAGAATTGGAACCCGACAGACTTTGGACAGAACGGAGTACTAAAGGCTTCTATGAAGATGTTGCTTGGTCAAACAGTAAACTGTGACCATGAAACCAACATTGGTAATGCTATTGGTGCTGTATCACAAGTAATGTGGCAGGAATCCTATAAAGACGGTAGCTTTACTATACCCGCTGGTATCAACGGTATTCTGAAAATCGATGGTAAGGCAAACCCAAGAATTGCTAGAGGCATCCTTATGGAGCCACCTTCAATTCATAGTAATTCAGTTACTGTACAATTTAAGTGGGATAAATCCCATCCCCAAATGGAAGATAACGAATTTTATCAGAAACTGGGTACTTATGACTCTAAGGGAGTTATGGTACGTAGAATGGTTACTGAAATTGTTCGTTACCTTGAGACCTCACTAGTTTCACATGGTGCTGATTCATTTGCCCAGAAAATTGGCTCGGATGGTAAAATCATTAACCCAACCTTTGCCAAAAGAACTTGGGCATCCTATGAAGAGTATAGAGATGATAAATCGAAGCAATACTTCTTTACTGATTATAAATCAGATTTAACATCATATCAAGAAAAGAACGATACTCAGGGTTCTTTTAATGATAATGATGCCAATGATAATCATTCAAATAAAGATAACATGAACGAATTACAAAAATTTCTTGAAAGCCTTTTTGGGGATAACATGCTTACCCTGGAAGAAGGTAAAGAGATGAATCAGGAAAATGTAATTGCCTGCATTCAGACTTTGGTATCATCCAGAAACGAATTGCAAACTTCGGTAGATAATCTTACTACAGAGAAAACTTCTCTTACGGAACAGATTACCAACTTGAATGCTGAAGTAGCTAACTTGAAGGAAATGGCAACTGTAGGAAAGAATCACATTGCTTCTCTCCGTGAAAATGCCGTAGAAACTTACAAGAAGTTGATGGGTGATAAGGTAGATGAGACAATCGTTACGATGCTCAATGCCGAGACTACTGGTATTACTACTCTTGTTTCCTTGACAAAGGATTACCAAGCTCGCTTGGAAGAGAAGTTCCCTCTCACTTGCTCAAAATGTGGTTCTAAGGACGTCAACCGTGCTTCCTCAATTGCTGAGGATGATACCGAGGGTAAAACTGGAACCCAGGGTACTGATACCCAACGGAATTCAGAATCTCCGAGTACTAAGAATGTAATCGATAACTTGTATCGAAACAAAATCAAATAACTAATATAAATAATCCGCGTTATGGAAAAAACTAAAATCGTAAACGACCCTCAGCAACTTACTCTCTTTGGGGAAAGAACCCCGAGAGCGGTGATTTACAAAAGTGAGTCACACAAATTGCACCAGGCTTTCAATGTTAAAGCTGGAGAGAAAATCGTACAGGGTATGCCAGTAGCTTTGAATGAAGAAGGTTTGATTTACCCTTGCACTGATGTAGCTACTCAAGTTTATTTGGGTGTAGCAGTAACGGATAACGTTAACCCTGCTTATCAACCTCAAAGAAATTTCCCGGTAGAGGTAACAGTAGCTATGGAAGGTTACATGATTTGTAACTGGGTATCAAACGAAAATATCGAAGCTGGCTATGTAACTCCCGATGGAGAATTGCTTAACGATAGATTCGTAAAAGCTAACCAAGCAACTTCAACCCAGTTCATTGCCCTTAATCCAGCAGAAGAGGCAAATGAGGTAATTCAAGTACTCATCAAATAAGAGAAAAGAAGTTATGGAAAATAAAATAGATATTACAAAGTTGAAGGCTCAGGATTTTATGAATGAGCTGCCGGAAATGGTAAGAAGCTTGGAAGCTGTTCGTTCCGGTTCACAGGACAAGAAGCCTGTAGAGGTAACTTTTGGAGAATTGGTTACCGGTAAATGGGGTATTTCAGAAGATGAACTTTTTGAAAAGATGGGCATCAATCCAAAAGTGGACACGATGCAGAACATCTTTACAATGCCCCAACAGAATATTCGTTGGATTGTTCCGGAAATCATCCGTGCTGCTATCACATTGGGTATGCGCCAGGCTCCGTTCTATCCAAATATCATTGCATCTGACCAACCAATCAATGGTTTACAAGCAATCATGCCGATGGTTAACATGTCGGATGCTGCCCCTGCAAAGGTTAATGAGGCAGAAACTATCCCATTGGGTGATGTTAGCTTCGGACAGAAATCAGTTAGCCTCTTCAAACGCGGAAAATGTCTCA